AGACCCCGTGGCCGAGTTCAAGGGACAAGGCGAGGGCGTCCAGGATGGCGCTCATTCAAATGGTGGTCACCGATCCCAACGAGCGGGCGGCCCTCAAGGAATGGCAAAGATCGGAGTCTCACAGAGACATACCGGGCTACGATACGGACAAGGTCGAGCGAGTACGGCTGGCCCTGCTCAAACTCCCGCGAACGTACGCGCAATGGAAAGCGCAGGTTTGCGAGCCGGACGAGATAAACGGCATACCGAAGGCCACAACCCCGCCCGCACCGCATAGCAAGTTCCAGCCGACGAAGCGGGTGAACACGATAGCCCGAGCAAACTACGGTGCCGGAGAGAACAAGCGGGCGTGCCAGAATTGCGGGAGCGTAGTCAGCGACGTGATTACCACTCGGCAGACGAATAGGCTTATCATCCGGTACAGGACATGCCTGGGGTGCGGGACTAAGCGCACAACGCAGGAAGTCTTGAAATAATATCCTACACCGTAGTATGTCCGCCGCTATGCCCCTTGCGCCCACTCCCTCCATAGGTGGACAATATCGGCAATGAGCAACCCGACTATCGCGGCGCAGATCACGGCACTGGAGGCCGAGCTTGTGCTCGTCAAAGCGCAGATGGCAAGCGCTTCCGTCGGCGGACAGTCATTCACCCTCGGCGATCTCTCTGTTTCCTCGGTCAATTACAACGGCATCCGTGAACGGCGTAAGGAAATCGAGAAATCCCTGCAACGGCTCTATCGCGGCGGGCGCGGGCTGGTCGTGGATATGTCATACCCGCCCGGTGGTGAACTCGGAAAGACGACTAACACGACCTTTGTGAACGAATCGCCATGAAGAAAACTCTGAAAACCAGCGCGCAACTCGTGACCGCCAAGAGCAAGACCGCCCTCGGCTACAACGCCGTTGACGATACGACCCGGCGCCGGAAGCCGGTGACCCGCACGTCGCCTGAACTTGCCATCCTGACCCCGAGAAAACGGCAGACCGCCAGCGCGACAGCACGAGAAGACCGCCGCAACATGACCATATTGGCGTGGATGATACGCAGGCACCTCGATTGCGTGTCGCGCTTTACCCCGCACATCCGGCTGGCCGACGAAACCCTGACGGCCATCATCCGCAAGCTACTCAATTGGCACGCACGCGCCAGACAGTTTGACGCCCTGGGTCGGCATGGGCGCGATGAGTGGTTGCGGATGTTTGAAGCGTGCAAAGTCATTTCCGGAGACTGCGGCGGCCTGAAAACAGAAGGCGGAAAGCTCCAGGGCATAGAAGGCGACCGTATATCAAAGCCTACCTCGCCCGATAACAAGAAGGTCCCGGCCACCGTCACGGATGAGGGGCTGGAATTTGACAAGGACGGCGCTATCAAAGCATTCTGTTTGTGTAAGCGATCGGGCACAAACGGTTCCACGCTTGAGTTTGAACGCATGATTCCGCGTGACAAGATGTTTTTTGACGGCTATTACCCAGAGCGATTCGACGCCAATCGCGGCGTTTCGCCGCTCTTGACCGCCCTGAACGAGGGCGCGGACGTGCGCGAGACGTGGGAATGGCTCGTGTTGAAGGCGAAAACCTCCGCCCTGTTCGGCCTGGCATTCACCCGCACAGGCAGCGACGACATATTTCCGACTCAGGGCGACCCTGCTACCTCGGCTCCCTCGTCCGAATCGAACGCATACACGGCTCAGGTTGCGGCCGGCATCAAATCGCGTGGCCTTATCAATCTCGACCTGGACCCCGGCGACAGCGTGACGGAGATCGGGAGCGATACCCCGAATCCGTCCGTGATCCCGTTCACCCGCGAGCTGATTCGATCCGTTCTCCTGGCCCTGGACATTCCGTTTACGTTCTATGATTCGCTCACCGCTTCATTCTCCGCCCGAATCGCGGACAGGAACGAGTATGAGGAATCCTGTGAATGGAAACGTGACAAGAATATCAGCATTCTCGATGAAGTTTATGGTGGCTGGCTATTTCCGGTTTGGGCTGAGGCGGACCTGTTCGGATTCGACTCCGCGATAAAGGCGGCACACACTTCGACAGAAGAAATCGCCGCATCTTTACGCTGGGTTCCGGCAGGTCGGCCTTGGCTTGATCGTTCCAATGAGATGAGCGGGCACATTCTCGCGCTGGCCGCCGGCGTTACCAGCACGCCGCGCATTTGTTCTGCCTATGGTGACGACGCCTATGAAATCGCGGCAGAGCAGAAGGAATATCTGGAGAAGGCTGGTATTCCGCTCCTGTACGCGCAGGGCGGTCAAGTTCCGGTCAACGACTTACTCAAACAGGCACGCGAAGGCGCGTTGCCACAACCAGCACAACAGCCGGCAGAAGCCGAGCCGAAAAACGAGGAGTAGAACATGAGAGTTGCCGATCTTGTAAAGCAGAAGGACGCGCGGATTAAGCTGTGCGAGATTCTGAACGCACTTCACGCCGCTGGATTCTATGAGGAAGCGGTAGATTTTTCGAGCGAGTCGGGAATTGTGTCGACGCTGGCGTCTTACGACATCTCGATCCGATGGGATAGCGACAAGAGTTTATTCAAGGCGAGAGGATAGCCATGAATGAAAACAAGTTCCAATCCATACCCGAGAAAGCCTGCATGCTGGCTGGCGGTGAAGTCACCGTCAAACATGACCCCAGTTCCAAGACCGCCCCGGTCAAAATCAAAGCGCGGTCCGGGAAGCCATTGGAGCATTGGTTCTGGGGCCGGGTTGTGCACGACCTTGCCGGGATGCGGATGCACAAGCCCCGGCTTACCCTGGACTACGCGCACAACGACTCCGAGGTTATCGGTTACCTCAACCATTTCGATTCCACGTCCGGCGATCTGATGGCGTCTGGAGCGATTATCCCATTCACGGCTGGCGACAGGGCCGAGGAAGTGTTGTTCAAGATGGGGCAGGGCGTGCCTTATGAGGCCAGCATATTTTTCGGCGGCGATGGAATCAAGGTTGAGGAAGTTCCCGAGGGCGGCAGCACGCAGGTCAATGGGTATCAATTCGATGGGCCCGGCTGCGTGATTCGGGAATGGCCGCTGAGGGGCGTGGCGGTGTGTCCGTATGGCGCGGACCAGAACACAGAGGCAACAGTAATGAGCGGCGGGAAAACATATTCGGCGGAAAAGTTCACAGCAAAAGGAGACAAGGACATGAAAGAAGAAATAGCCGTTGAAGCGAAGGCGGGCGAAGAGGCAAAAGCCGTTGAAGTCGTCGCCGTCGAAGCGGAGGCAGCGAAGGCGGGCGCCGTGGTGGAGCCAGTCAAGTCGGTAGAAACTGCCCCGGTAACGGGCGAACTCGCGGCCAAGATTGACGAAGTGGCGGCGAAGTCAGCGGCAGACAAGGCCGAGATCGTGAAACTCTCGACCGAGTTGGTAGCCTCACAGAAGGCGCAGGCGGAGGGAGCGAAGTCCATTGCGGATCTCACGACCGAACGCGACGCGCTGGCGGCGAAGGTGAAAACCGTTGAAGCCGAGTGTGAGGACGCAAAGAAAAAACTGTCAGCCATAATGAATGCCGGGGTGGTCCCGGTGTCGGCGACGGTTGGAGAAGTGAAGAACGCAGAAAACATGAGTCCTTGGAAAAAGGCTCAAAGGAGATAGTCATGGGCGTAGGAACACAGAATTACACGAACACACTGGCCGGGATGCTGATGCTAAACGACCAGAACATGGCAGACATCTATCCGACTCAGGTGTTGGACGATGCCCCGGTTATTGCCAAGGCAACGGCGATCCCGGCGAGTCAGGGCGGCACCCTGCACAAGTACCTCCGGCGCTATATGGCGGCCACGGTTGGCTTCCGCGAGCTGAATACCGGCGTTGCGAACGTGGCGGAACGGTTTGAGGATGTGTCTTGCACCTGCAAGATCCTCGACGCTTCTTTCACGCGGGACGTGATGCTGGCTGACGCCTATCGCAAGGGGCGGGCGGCCTACATCGAGAAGGAAACGCTGGCGGCTCTGAAGGCCTCCATGTTCGCGTTGGAGAAGGCCATATTCAACAACGATCAGAGCACGCAGTTCGAGGGGCTGATGCAGTTCCAGGCCGACTACAACGACACCGACAGCGGTCAGGTCATCGCGGCTGGCACCGGCAGTTCGTCGGCGAACAGAAGCGTCTGGCTGCTCCGTTGGGGTGAAGATGCGATCTCGGTAATCGCCGGAAACGACGGCAAGATCAGCATGCTGTGGGACGACGACAACCCGACGATCGTGCAGGTTGCTCCGAGCAACAACATCCACGGCGTGTATTCGGCCTATCGCGTGACCATCGCGGGGTACTTTGGTCTGCAAGTCGGCAGCAAGTACGACGCGGTCCGGATCTGCAATCTGGACGGGACCAGCGACGACCTGCTCACGGATGACCTCCTGAGCCAGGGCATCATGAAGTTCCCGGCCTCGCGGCCCCCGAACATGATATGCATGAATCGCACGTCTCTGGCTGAGTTGCAGCAGAGCCGCACGGCGACGAACCCGACCGGCGCTCCGGCCCCGTTCCCCGTGGAAGCGTTCGGCGTTCCGATCGTGGTGACGGACGGATTGCTGAGCACCGAGTACGTGGTGGATGTCACGACGACCGTGACGACCAGCACAACGACCGGTGCGTAGGAGTAGGGGTAGGAAAGAAAACGGAGGGGAGGGGGAAACTCCCTCTCCCCTACCGCATAAGGAGATGCGAAGATGAAAAAGTACATGGTGGCAGTATTGGCGGCGGTTCTGTGTGCGTCTGCTTATGCGGCACAGAATACGGAACTCAGTAACAAGCAGGTGCGCGATCCACGGTATTTGGAGACGTGGCTTGAGAATAATGCGAGTGATGCGGAGACAAGGCTCGCTCAAACCGAGACTGGAACTATTACTCCAGATCGGAAGAGCACACGTCTGAACTCCAGTCACGA